AATCTCTAAATCTGTACCATCTTGCGTAAGGCCTTGAGCCCATACAGATACTTGACTGGCACTAGGTACGGTATATCCTGCACCTGCGTTACCAACCATCATAGCCCAGAGTGCTTCTTCTACAGCGTGATGCGCGACTTGGTTGTCTGCTCCACCTGCTGCGTAAGCTGCAGACTTAAAGGGTCGTGCATAAGTAGAAAAACTCCACTCTGCAGGAGCATAAGAGTCGTTAAACATCTTGCGACCACGACGGCTTCCGCCACCTGATGCTTCCATTTCGTTCAAAGTAATCTCTGAACTGTTTGTTGCTTGTGAAAAAGAGAAACCATCCAAAACTGGAATCTCCCAAATTGCACCGGCTACTTCTGCACCTGAGGCATTCAAGGGTGCGACGTAGACTTTGGTGTCTCTGCTAAAAAATAATGTATCAGCCATAGTTAATCTCCTATGTTATCTTGAAAAGGCTAGGACGTGAACGTTTGCTCGTGCCTGCATTTTCTAGTATCGAACCTCTATTAGCATTTCTCCAACGCCTAAGGGTTCAAGTACACCTTCATCAGTATCAATACTAACGATTGTGATTTGTTGTGTGTATTGAGTCGTACCTGTACGATCCAAATACGCTAATCGAGAGCTATCTTCCAATATAGTTTCTACGTCTTCCATAAGCTCATCTAATGCTTCTACTGAGTCTTCTGCTTGTACGTAACATCTTAATGTAATAGAAAGAAATCTGTCTTTATATCCAGCACCCTGATACTCTCTTGTCTCAGAACCGGCATTTAGGTGAACTGCAGGAAATTCCTCCACTTCATCCCAAAACTTTAATCGAGGAGAAACATTTTCATTTAAATCACTTAAAAAAGTTCCTGACCCGTCTATGTCTTTGAGCTTTTCAACAATAGCATTTACAATGCCTAAACGTCGTGTTGTATATGCTCTGCTCATTATACTCTCCTGGTATAGAATCTTCCGATTGCAAACTGTGCTGCTATCTCTCGAATAGATTTGTCAATTAGATCTCGTGGATCTCTATTTCCGTTTGCCCAGTTTCCTGAGCTACCTTCCTCAAATACTTGATAAGGATTTCTTTGATAAGTATAACCTATACTAGGAAAGCCTTTTGGTGTCTTTACAATATCAGTAACTTGTACGCTTTCTGCAAATCGTCCTGTTCTATTTACAAGTGCAGGACTTCTCATATTCTTTCTTACGGTATCCGGTAGTGCTTTATTGATAAGTCCTATCATTTGTAAGGGTTGAGAAGCTGCCCCTGCTTTTTTAGCTTTAGAAGCTCTTACTGTTCTCTTTTTTGAAGCATTCTTACCTATGATGGTTTTTTGTACAATACTCTTTGATACATTTGTTTTGCTATTGTTTGCTTTGGTATCTTTAGAAGTTACTGTTGCATTTTTTACTTTCTTAAAAGGTTCTAATACTTCTCTTCTTGCTTTTTTAATTTTTGCTGTTTTGAAAGAGTCAGATCCATCTAAGTCACTAAGTATTCCACCATTTTCTAAAGTTCTTAATGCATTTAGCAGAGCCTTCTTTAGCTTAGCCACTTTAGCTCCTGCTATACCACCTTCTTTTGCATTAGCTCTCTGGGAGCCCATAAATACTTCCATGACTCCGGTGTCTCCGTTTCGTATTACATCCAGCTCTATACCCATTCCTTTAAAAAAGTTATGAACAGAAGCTCGAGAAATAGCCTCTTCTTGTAGTAAAGCATTATCTATAGCATCTTTTACTTGGCTCTCAATAATACCTTTTAAGTAGTTATGTTCTAAGTTCCACAAAGATTTTGCTTCTAAGTTTGCATCTGATACCTCTAAAACTTTTTGAACTACTCCGCTGATTCCTTTTGCGGCAATGCCCCAGTTTTTATCATAACTTCTTTTAATCTGATTAAATCTATCTTTCCCACTGGCTTCAAAAGCGGCTTCTATTTTAGAGGGAGTAAACTTAGTAATTGTAATACCATCATCTCTTTTGCTCATTCCTATAACGTTTCTTCCAGTTTCTCGAATTAAAGCCCTAACGTATCTATCAGACTGCTTTAAAATTTTCATTATAGTTGCTTTTGAAATATCGGGATAATTTTTCTCTAGCCTGTCTTTCATACCTCTGCGAATAGCTCTTCTTGTCACTACGAAAGTGTGCATTCTTTTATTTGCAGTCTTTCTTCTATAGTCTTCACTGTCTACGGATAGTTCTTTATGCAGTTTTGTTAAGAACTTTTTCTGTTGTGCTACACTCATTAAAAGTTCTTATACAGATCCAGAACACGCTTAATATGATCAGGAAACGCTACATTGTTTCTCTGACTTGAAGAAGCATTGTTTTGGATACTTGCACCTGCTATCGTTTGACGCGCTTTGTGCTCGTCTTTTGCATAGTAGGTAATCAAATCAATAACAGCAAGTTGTAAGTCTTTAGGACATTCTGTATACCCAGCTTTATAGGTAATTTTTACAGCACCTGGACCCGTAGGCCAGTTCTTTTTAGTGCCATCGGTATTCACTCGATAAACACTATCTGTAGAACCGTCTACATAGTATTCTGTGGAAGCAACAGTAGTATATGCTTTACTGAAGTCTTCTCTTTCTTGTACGGAAGTAATACTTACAAAAGGACTTTCTGTAAGCTGAACCAAGTTTGTAGACCAGTTTATACTAAACTCTTCTGCTTTGTCGCTAGAGTAGTGATCTACAATGGTTGTTCCGCAGTAAGTTTTCACTAATTGACTTACGGCAGTAATTAAAGAATTGATGCGAGCATCTTCCTTTGTGCTCTGAATGTTTTCAGAGATTTTATATTCATCTAATGTGATTAAATTTGCCATAAGTCCATTACTAAAAACTTAAGGGGAGCAAGCTCCCCTCTCGTTTTGCTTTTAAATTAAGCGATTAGGTCGATCTTAACTGCAGATCGGTTACCAGCTGAGTCTGCAACCAACTCTTCAAAGCCAAGGGCTTGTGAAGCGACGATTACGTTACGCTGATTACCAACTTCGTAGTCAGTCTCAACAGTTACGCCACGTAGACGTGGGATAACATAGTTGCGAGTGTTAACTGCGAATGCTACAGGTGCACCGGCTGTTTCAGCTGGGAAGCTGTCAGATACGATTACTGGAGTACCGAATACAGATCCGATTTGACCAGTGATCTTAGTAGCTAGATCAGAACCAACGTCAGTTACGTCCTGGAAGCCTGCATCTTCGATAAGCTCAAAGTAACGAGCCTGAGATACAACATAGGCGAGGTCACTAGGATTAATACCATACTTACCCATGTCCTTACGAGCGGCTAACAACAGAGCTGCGGTCAACTTAGTGCCATCAGAGATGTCAAGAGTAGTACCGTGAGCAGTTGCGAAACCGTCAAGACCAGTGATAGAACCAGAACCATTGATGATAGCGTTATCAACAGCGCGAGCGTGAGCACGTGCTACTGAGTCAACAAGCATAGGCATCAAGTTAATGAGAACTTGCTCATCTACGTTGTTGTCCATGAAAGTCTGGCTGATCAAACGGTAAGCGTTCAAGATTACCTGTGAAGGCTTGTAAGTGCTGTCAGAAGCACCACGGTTTTCCAAGTTACCTGCTGCAGCTGCACCAGTTTGGAAAGTAGCGGGCTCTACGTCAGGCTGGATTGGCATTACAGTAGCAGCACCATTCACCTGAATCTCACGGAACAGACCAGCTGTACGCAAGTTTAGAGTAACTTCTTTTTCGATTTGACGAGCAACTTCTTGATCGATGTCACCAGCGTTGGAAGCATAGTCAATACCAGCTTTTTCCATGATACCCTGAGCAAAGTCAGTGTTCATGCCTTTGCCAGTGATAGTACCAAGTAGGCTAGCTTGCATGAACTCGCTGCCCCACTTAGAAATGTCGCCCTTTTCAGAACGATCAGCAAAAGTGCGCTTGCTGTTACGCATAGCTTCGATCTCAGAAGACTTCTCTTCTAGTTCGGTTTTAAATGAAGCGAGTACTTCGTCCATCTTAGCGTCTTTTTCAGACAGCTTAGCTTCGAAGTCGCCCATAAGTTTCTCAACGCCAGACTCAATACCAGTCTTAACTTTGATTTCTTGTGCTTCAACAAATGAAGCCTGTTCAGCTGCTTTTTCTACTTCTGCTTGCTCAGCTGCTTTTTGCTCGGCTTGCTTCATAGCAATCTTAGCAGCTGTGTCTTCAGCTACCTTCTTTGCAAAAGCTTCCAAGTCGATGTTTTGATTATCCATCTTGATCTCCTGATCTACGGATTTCTCCGCGCTTTGAGGTGTGTCACTAGCTATTCCCGAAGTAATAACTTCATCCTTAGCCAGAGACTGACCTGCTAGATCTACACGATTTGTGAAAGTTTTTTTGAATTCTTCATACTCAGCATCTGAGTCGAAAGACTTCGCGAGCGAAAAAGTAGCTGACTGATTGCAGGGTACAGATACAACTGATACCTCGAATAATTCAGCGTCCTTAATCATTAGTCCGTCGGTTTCCTTAATATAATCAGCATCCTTGACTCGGAAACCTACGGAAAAGGCCCCAAGAACACCGTCTTTAACTAGTTGAGCAACATTAGCAGGCGCCGCCTTACTAATCTTACATTCCAGCTCCAAGCCATCTGGTCCAGACTTCAGACCGGTAGCTCGACCAATTGGTTTATCATAGTCATGATTAAACAGGATAATTGGATTTTTTTCAAAGTTCTTTAGTCCACCTTTCTGCCAGGCTTCTGCTGAAATGGAATCACCCGCGCGATCAAAGTCAGCCGTGCTTGCCATCCCACGAATCATTACAGAGCCATCATCCTCTGCATGAGTCTTGAAAGTAGACGTAAGATTAAAGATCTTATTCATATCTTAATCCTTTTTTACTGCTGGTTTAACAGCAGGCTTGACCGCGGCCTTTGGAGCTGGCTTTGGTGCTTTAGGTGTAACTCGTTTAGGCTCGGCTTTCGGCATTGGCTTCGGCTCGGGCTTAGGCTCTGGCTTAACAAACAGCTCAGGGTGCCGGATCTTAAGAGCATGGGTAATATACTTCCATGCCTTAAAACTTCTTTTAACTGATCTAACACATAAAGCCTCTCTAGGGCCTACTATTGCTAGGTAGTTTTTATATTCAATATCCGCAGGTAGCCCGAAATCTTCAAACTGCTTTCTTGCTATCTCTAATACTTGTGCTTTTTGGCGAACTGCCATTTATTCTTCTCCTTCTTCTGTGGGGCGACCACCCTCATCTGGGTTAGCTGCAGAACCTGCAATATTAGCCGGAACTCTAATGTCTTCTGTTCCTTCTATAGTTTCGAAGCCTAAACGATCTCTAGCTTCTGCAGGAGTAATAATACCACCGTTTACTAGTGATGTGTAATACGCAGATGAATCTCGTAATTCAGGTTGTAAAGCGGGAATATTGGTAATGTCCTCACTTAACTCAAAACCAAAATATCTTTCGAGTCCATAATTAATTTTTCGAACTATAGGAAGTATAGTCTCCAAATAATATAGTCGCATATTTGGGCGAATGTTAGCGTTGTTACCAGAATCCATCAAAATTGGAGGGATTCCGAGCGCCTTTAAAATTATCTTTTCATTTTCTGAAATTGCAGATTGAAAATCCAATTCTTTAAAATTTACATTTGAGATCTTATCGACCTCGATTCCGCCATCTAAGATAAGTGGTCGTTTTCCGCCCGCATCTGGACGGTATCTTTCTTGCCAAGAAACCATCATTCGTTCTTTGATTTTCTCAGAAAGTGTATTTGGTGATTTAAGTACTAGACCTGGAACTGCTCCGTTCTTGAAAAAGTTATCCTGAAAATCTCTCATTCTCTTCATCAAAATCATAGTGCGTAACGCTGGCTTTAAACGAGGAACTCCACGATAGATAGAGTGAAAAGAGTTTTCTTTGATATGAATAATCTCATCAGGACTAAAAGTAGTATCAAACATTGTGAACTTTTCAATATAAGTTTCTTTGTCTGAATGTATCTTTACATCTGTAGCAGGTAAGTGATAGATGTGTGCTCCATCGAAGTACATGAAGATGTTTCCATCAAGTAAAAAATCAGTAATAAGATTACGCTTAAAAGTATTAATATCTTGATAAGGATTAGGAGACTTATTAAGAAGAGTCTCTACCTTAGAAGCTTTAACTCCTGGAATTACACCCCTAAAAGCATTGTCTCGGGAAACTAAAGTATGAATCTCTGCTACGTCATCAACGATCATATTTACGCCGCGATTAACGATTTCTAGATCTTCATAGGCTCTCTCGTAACTTAGGGTTGACTCTCTTGAAGATTCTGTTTTACCCCCTCCAATATTATATTGAGCAGGATTCAGTTTCTCCTCGACAGGTTTGTTACCAAATAAGTTGTTATACCATGCCATTATGTTTTTCTCTTTGAATCTCTACCCACCGCATCTGCTTTTTAGCAGTTCCCAGCCCAGGGTCTTTACCGTAAATTGAGTGAAGTTTTAAATGGTGAGTATGACACAGCGTAACTGTGTGGTCGTATAACTCAGCATGATGTTCTTCTATAAAGTCATCCCGAAGTGATTGAATGTACTCAGGATTGTGTTTGTTCTTTGTCAACCATTGATTCAACAAAGGAGTTAAACTGTAAAAGTGGTGAAAGTCTAACTGCTCTGTCTCACCGCAAATCTCGCAAGAGGAACCCTTTTCATACTTAGACTTTGCCTTATCTCGTACATATTTTACTACATCGCGTTTTAGCTTAGGCATTTTCCTTTGGTTCCTCGATTTTTCATTTAAAGAATTATATCGGCTTTAGGATGACTTGTCAATAACTATTTTTGAGTAGGTATCGCTAGAAGGATACCTGCGCGGTTTGAAATGAGTAAAGTGCATAGCGCATACCATCTGCCATGTGCGAAGCCATGTTGTGCTTCGGTTTTTCCTTCATTAGATTTGGGTTAGGATCCCACTGATACGCGTCAAGGCAAGTCAGTGATTGTTTACATTCTTGGTCGACATAGAGTTTGTCATTATCAATAATTGCAGATACATGTCCAATGCCGTCAAGTACAGACTTTTTAGCGTTAATAGTACTAATATCATAGTTCTGTGCCAGGTCAAACCGAGTCTGCTGTGCTGCAGAGTCAATATAGATATAGTCAATATCCCATTTTTCAATTAATTTTTGTATTTCTACTGCGTGCTGCTCAGTAGTACGTTCATTGTTCATGTACTCGTCTACTAAGTAGTATTTATCATTATCCCAATCATAAGCGATTACACACAGTGCTGTTGGATCTTTAAAACCTACGTCCAACCCCGCAAAGACATCCATCCTGCTAGTATCAAACTGAGATAGATCTTTTACCTGTGTCTCGAAGTTGAACTTCCAGATCTGCCCTTCATAAGTATTAAAGTCAGCTTCGTACTCCTGCTTAAACTCTGCTTCAGACATCGACTTTCGTGCCTCTGAAATATCGCTTTCGCTCATTCGAGGGTTATCTCGATAGGTTGCTCGTATGCTACACCATTCTGGGAAGTCTTCCGAGAATCCTCTGTAAAAGAACTCAGAAAACCAGTTGTTTCTGCCTCGAGGTGTTGAGATAAAGATTGCTTTAGAATTTGGTTTGTCTAGGGTAGGACGAAGTGCAACGTTGAAGGCGTCCTTGCCGTCAGCGAGTGCGGCCTCATCAAAGATGATAAGGTCATAAGATCTACCTACACAAGAATCGACCTGATTAACAGAACCCATTCTTACAGTAGACCCGTTAGAGATTTCAATAACTTTATCCTTGGCGTTATCTTTTGTAACCTCTAAATCAAAATGCTTAATTAGATTTCTCTGTAGATCAAAAGAGATCTGAGACAAAGAGTAGTTGGGAGACATTATTAGAATATTAGAGCCAGGAACCAAAGACACGAGCTGTCCAATGATATTGGCTATGTACGTTTTTCCCTGCCGCCGAGAGACAGCGGCAGAAATAAAACGATACTTTGGGTCGTTAACCGCATTGATAATTGCTATCTGCGAGGGTAACGGAGTGACATTCAATAGCTCCATATATGGAGCTATTGGAAGCTTAAGAAATCTTGCCTCAGATCCTAATTCAACTATTTCATCAGAGATAATATCTCTGCGACTTACTTCTACTGCCATATTAATCTTCTTTTTTAACTAGTGTCCAGATACCGTAGCCTAAGCCTACCCATGCTAGTAGTTTTGCTAAACCACCGAAAAGTATAACCGAACCACAGACTGCTATTAACATTGCACCATCCCAAGATGTGCGTTCTTTCATTGCTGCTTTAATCCATTTCACACTGAGTACCTCTCTTTTTATGACCATTCCAGGCTACGAATCCTGCTAGACGCAGTGACCAGTATGCTAGATAGTTAAGAACTCGGAAACCATTTACTTCAATACAAATGTCACGAAACAAACCGTCCATGTATTTCTGATTGTGATAACCGATTGTACTTCCATCTTTCTTCATAAGAGTGGCAAATTTATAACCGTAGTCATGAACTAAACCTCCCATGAGTAGTACTCCTACTGGCGATAAGAAAGT